CTAGAGAAGACTCTTTGCAAATCAGATACCACACGCTTCTCAAAATTCTCACCTTTATTTGCTCCTTTGCTTATGACAACATCATAATTTCTGCCGTCAGCACTAAAAGAGACAGATGAGTACTTGGAGCTATTTGGTGATATCTCATTGAACTTAATATTTTTAAAAGACTTATCCGCTGCTATAAGTTTTGTAAGTTCTTTTTTGTATGTGTCCGATGTATCGTTTGAGGTGTTGATCAACTGCATTCTAAATTCGCGGGTGTTACTTTTGTCAGATGCTGGACGACCCGTAGGGAAAGTTTTAGCTACACCAAAATTATACTTTTGTGATATGGCATTTAGAAATTGTGCAATTTGTTTAAATGCAAGCGCATCAGTACTCATAGACTAACCCTAATTACATATGTTACTTTTATTTATGCAAAAAGGGGCCGAACCTTGCGGCCCGACCCCTTTGATATAAAGTGTAGCGCTACTGGGCGGAACCCCACCGTACTCCCAGCTCTTCCTTTCGGTTATCCCCTATGCCACAACGATGTCTAGAACATCTAAACGCTACTTCAGCACGGTTATTTATTCACCAGTTATGAATTTTTAATGTTCACTTGGAGAATATTTTTGACCATGAAGGATGGTGTCTCCCCTTCAAAGCCTGAGCCCTTGTTCAACTTGCTGAGCATAGAAAGTGCAGGCATCCTATGATCAGTAGACATGATGTACTGATCTGTCTTCTTCTCCTTGATCAAGTAGTTGCCAGAATACTGTTCGAGTACATAATTTGGCTTATTCTTCACTTGAAGTTCTCCATCTTGCTACGATCAAACTTAGAACGCTTCTTGAAAAAGTCAGAGTCACGTTCGCCAAACTCGGATTTATCCATCACTGGTTTGTCATCCATTAAGTCTTGTGCTGACTCATCCACATCATATAGTCGCATCTTTGACCTATCCACTCCAATCACAAAGCGCTTGTATCTGGATGGATCGGTATACCTGTTCTTCAACTGCTTAACCATCAACTGGCTCAATGCTTCTAGTTCCTCACTATTGATAAGGGCAAACATCGAGTCAGCAGTAGCAGGCAGACCAAACGATTCGGACGTATCGGTTAGATCCACATCGCTGTTACTGAAGCCGGAACGTGTAGTCTGTGTTGCAGTCATGATAGGAATATTAAACTCCACGGCCAGACCTCTAAGTTCTTCTGCAATAGCCTTGACGTAAGTATAGCTGTTTACGTTTGCTGTATACTTGATTCTGCTAGATGCACAGATGTTGATGTAGTCAATATAGACAATGTCAGGTATAAAGTTCTTCTTAAGTCTAAGTTCATTCAGAAGATGTCGGAAGTTTGCAGAGCCAGCAGAAGAGGTAGGATATTCCTTGATGATGAGCTTACCGGTAGTCTTACTCTTTACCTTGGCAATCTTCTTCTGGAAAGACTCCAGTGACATCACCGACAATTCTTCAATTGTCACATCAAGAAGATTGGCATCGATACGTTCTGCAATACGTTCCTCAGCCATTTCCATGGTGATGTATAGAACGTTCTTGCCATCGAGTAAGTTACCAGCCGCACAGTGACACATGAATAGTGACTTGCCGACTCCGGTGCCGGCCAGAATTACATTCAGTGTCTTGTTTGGCAAACCGCCCTTCGTGATCTTGTTGAAGTACTCAAGATTGAATGGGACTCGATTTTCCTTGCGATGATAGAACTCAAATCGCGACTCTGCATCGTCAAGGAAACTATGCCCGATGCTTGTATCAAAACTTACTGCTAGAGCATCAGAAAGGATCTTAGGAATTGCTTCCTTAGTATGCTGCTCATCCTTGTTGTCAAGAATCTGAATGGACTTCATGATGCCGTTGTAGACGGCCTTCTCTTGACAAAACTTCTCAGTCTTCTCTACGATCCATTCCAAATCAGTCTTTGGATCGTAGGTTAAGCCGCCAATGGTTCCCTTAATGGTGTCATGTAAATTTTGATCCACACCATTCTTAGAATCCAGATCAATCAGCAAAGTCTCAGCTGTAGGGAACTTGTTAAACTTGTGGACATAGGATTCAATGAGCTCAAATAGGATCCTGTCGGCCCGATCCTGAAAATACTCTGACTTGAGGAAGGGAATAATACGACGACCGTAATCTTCCCTCGACATTAAGTTACCAAAGATGACGTGCTCAAATTGTGCCATGAATCCTCATTGTAATTGGATCTACTTGAATGATGCCATTGACAAAGTTCTCTGCCAAGTCCTCTACGTAGCGTAGAGTATGTCCATCAATTCGTACTGAGTCAATTATAACATCGTCTTTGTAAAAGTCTACAAAGAAACATTCCTCACCCTTGACAACTACCGCCTTTAAGCGGTAGTCATCACTGTAGAATTGACTGAGTTCGGTTTCAGCAGTCTTCATCATTGCTCATAATATCTCCCGATCCCAGTGAATACTTATTCTTGATCCAGTCAGCAAAGTTGGTCTCTTCAAGGATCGACTTCCAGAAGTCACCATTGTCGACAATATCAGCAGCCCGGTAGTTCTTGCCACTAATTTCACCAGTCTCTTGGTCGACACGAGCATACCAGCCCTGCTTCGGCTTGACAATGAACTTGCCTTCAAGCGCTAGATCAAGTAGACCAGACCACTTGTTGATGCCGGAATCAAATCCAACTGTGATAGGAATCTTAGACTTCTCTCGGAGATAACGAGACTTCTCGATGTTGATGATGAAGTGATAACCGAGCAGTTCCTTGTCATCCTTATCCTGCTGACGGCCGATAATCCAGATGTTATCAGCAGAGTAGTAAATTCCAGTGCCACCAGACACGACAGGCTTAGAGAACATTTCCTGAGTCATGTAGACGTGGTTGACCACGACCATAGGAATGTCCTTGAGAGTCAAGTGAGGCGTGACCATACGAAACAAAGATTTTAACTGCTTTGCCCGAGTCATGTCTGCAGCCGAACTCTGCTTCAGCGCATCTTCAACTTCCTTCTTTGAAGCCAGATTACCAACTGAGTCGACAATGATCATAACTTCATCACCACGCTTCAGTTCCTGCAACTGCTGCATGACGTCAAACTTGAGCTGTTCAATGTCGGTAATTGGACTGTGCACAACAGAGTCAAGCGGAACACCAAACGACGTAAAGTATGACTCAGGTGTGCCGAACTCAGAGTCATAGAAAAGAATGATGCCGTTGGGATGCGCCTTAAGGAAGGCTGCAGCCATGAGAAGACTGAATGCAGTCTTGAAGTGCTTTGACGGAGCCGCAAGGACTGTAAGGCCTGGAGTCAGACCACCATCAATTTGACCAGAAAGTGCCACATTAATCATAGGCACTCGAGTCGGAATCATGTCCTTCTTGCCGTAAATCTTTGAGTCGGTTAGCGTTGCTGTATAGTCAATTGTACTATTCTTGATCAAGCGGTCTTTAAGTGACATGTAGTCTCCTTGTGTTCTGTGTATAATCTATATGAATATATCATCAATCTTGATAGAAGTCAACCGTCAACTAACTTGTTCATCTTCTTGATGAACTCATCAATCTTCTTGACTCTATCAGGGCCGCTCCACCTGATGATATCCTTTTCTGGATTCAACTTGAGATTATTCAGCAGTGGCATAATAATATCCCTCAGCTGTTCAGCTCTATCATCAGCCGGAGATTGTATGTCTTCTTCACCGATCATGGTGAAGCCAAAGTCTTCAGTATCTTTATCCATCTTCTTTTTCTCTTTCTTTGATCTATTGCATGTGCAATAACCATTTGGCCCACATTCACAAATAGTCTTCTTTGGTGCATTTTCACACTGAGGAATACACTCGCGGTAGAGTCCACATGGGCATCCACCACCGTAATCAAATTTGGCCATCAGCTAAAAAAATCCTCTAGGTTGCTTACCTTCTCGTGCTGCCATCCAATAACCTCGAGGATGGACTTGATCGGCTCAAGAAAGGCCTTCTGAAACTGAGTGTCGTAGTCAACATACTTGTGCAAGTCTAACTCTTTAGGAAGTTCATCCAGTACTGCAATTACATGATCGCCAACGGAATTCGGCACCTTAAGATAAGAGAACTTGATCTTATCTCCATCGCCGATCATCTGGTACTTCTTGTCAAGTCCATTCTTTATAAGCATGTTGTTGAAAAGCAGAGCACCCTTTACATGAATCGGTGTGCCCTTGGCATATACTGTATGCCTGTCCCGATACTTATCCATGTTCTTCATACCTCGAGGAAATGCCACGTCCTCGAAAGGCAACTTCATAAAAGTTTCCTTGAAGTCAGAGATGTACTTCTGAACAACCTCTTCATCACTGCTCATGATGAGCTTTAGTGCTTCCTTAATGCTAGCACGGCAAGCCTTAGGAGTTGATGACCTGACGGCTTCAATGCCCATAACCTTGAGTTGTGGTTCTGTGTATCGAACTTCCTCAATGTCAAGTGCATTCATGATGTACATCTTACGAGCCTTCCAAATGCCCTTATCGGCAATGGTCTCTCGCTTCATATTCATCTTCTGTGCGTATGCATGCATATACTCAGCAAGATGGCTGTAAGAATTGTTGATGACCTTCTGCATCTTGATCTTACAGAACTGATGTAGAGCCTCAACAATCGTGTCACGATCTGTGGCACCAAGCACCTTGACAAGCGGTTCCATATGCACATAGATGGAATCAGTGTCAGATGCAATTACATAGTCAACATCCTTGGTCTTCATCAAGGAGTTCAAGTACAAGTTAATTGCACGCTCAACCCATCGGATGGACAACTGACCAGACATAGTAATTGCCTCAGCCAAGTCAAAGTCAAACCATCGGAAGTACTCATTGGCCAAGGCACCGTAAGCTGAGTTCAGCTGGATCTTTTTGGCAAGCTGTAGGTTATGATACCTAGCAATTCGATTAGTAATCTCTCGGCGCTTGTCATCTGGTGCTACAGCAGGAAGTTCCTCAAGTTCCCGCTTGGCCTCAAGCATCTTTTTCTTGAATTCGGTTCGATCATTGTACATCTTTTCCATAAGGGCAGGCAGGAAGCCCTGCTTTTCCTTACTGAATCTGACACCATTTGCGGCATAAGCAAAGCCGTTGTCTTCAATCACAGCATATTGATCCAAGATGGAATCAATTGCCGGGAAATACGGTTCGCGACCGCCCTTAGTTTCAGGTGAGATATTGTACTGCATGATCAAGTGAGGATACAGGCTGTTCAAGTCAAACGACACCGGCCACTTATACATTCCGGGCTTGACTTCCTTGACATAACCACCGACCAGTGACTCACTGAAGTCACCCTTCTTAAATTGTGGAATGACAATGGCTCGATCCAAGAGATAGTTATGGATGATGATGTCCCACGGCAGCACAGTGGTCAGAACGTCGCCATAGTTGACCTTGGCGTCATATGCAAAGGCAATTACCTGGTCAATGAACTTGAGCTTATCCTCAAGCAGATCAATGACGGTAGTGTCCTGAATGTTATAATCAATAAACAACTCAAAGTTTCGACGATAAAGATCATCAAGACTGGTATAGCCTTGAGTCTTATAGTCCAACTTTTTGACCGGAAGCTTTTCAACCTCAGCAATTGACTCTAGCTTGTAGCTCTCCTGCTGCTCAAACTTGAACTTCTTGTAGAGATTTAGATAGTCAAGGACACTGATGCCTGCTGGGTAGTATACCTGGTTCTCACGACCATGAGTTTCAACAGTCCGCTCTTCAAGGATACCCCACGGAGAGAGTTTCTTGGCTTCATGAATGCCCAGGATATTCTTAATCCTGTTTACAATGTATGGCAAGTCGAAGAACTCAATATTCCAACCAGTCAAGATGTCAGGCATATAGCGACCAGACTGCCAGATCTTGAGGAAGTTATTGAGAAGGTGATACTCATCCTTGCACTTGATATATTCGACTCGGTCGGTCTTTGGCTTATAGTCGTAGTATCCGAATACTACCTTTTCACCACGCCTGCTCAACGTGATAGCCGTAATTTCCTTATCGGCCTTAGCAATGTCAGGGAATCCGTCCGATGAGTCGGTCTCGATATCAATGCTGATTACATTGATCCAAGTAGGATCGTAGTCAAGCTCACCATGGAACTTGTCGTAGATATAGAGATAACGGAAGTTATTGAGTCCGTAAATCTCCATATTTGCAACGTCTGAATAGCGCTTTGCAAAATCACGGGCTTCGGAGATGCTCTCAAAGTGCATCTTCTCTACCGGCTTGTAATCCAACGTCCTATAGTGAGTGGATGCTTCACGGCGCTTAGGCACAAAGAGATATGGCTTATAGTCCACCACATCATGAACCCTACGATTATCACTTGAGTAGCCGCGGAGATAGATTTTGTCCCCGCGGCTGTATACGTTTGTATAGAACTTTACCATGTAAGCTCCGATGTAGTCAATGTCACAGATTAATAGTATATCACCGGGTAACCTAAAAGTCAACAGGAATCAGGGATATGACTTCCTGTCCAGCTCAAAGTGAGGACCATCCTTGAAGCTGCGCCAATCGCCGCCCCATACAATCTTTACGCCTAGCTCATTAGCTGCCTTCTTCATAGCATCTGCCATAGGATTATACAGCGGCCAGTCCCAACGAATCTCACCATTCTCAGGCACACCATCACCGTCATCTACCCACGGAGCAATATCAACTGCATGACCAGTAATATGGCGGCTATTCATTGTCTGTGATGCGCCCTTAGCAACTAGCTGTGCTTGTCTCTCTTTAGTCCTGAGACCCTCAAGCACAACAAACGGCACACTCTTTCTAGCCTTTGTAACTACAGCCACAAGATCAGGATGAACTCCTTCTAGGCGCTGCTTATCTCTTGTTGACAATTCCATTTGCATTTTCCTCCAATGAATAAGGGGGCCCGAAGCCCCCTTTTTACTTATCAAGAACCAAACATGCCGGTTCTAAGACCAGTAACTTCATCTCGGCTTAAACCGATATCCTTAAGTTGCTGGTCACTCAATTCATCCAATTCGTTTTGCTCCGCACGAGCTCTCACCCAAGCGGTAATTAGTCCTAGAACACCCACAATACTTACTCCTTAGCCTTCTTTCCGGCTTCCTTAACTTCGATCTTACGTGGCTTCTTTTCCTCAGGGATAATATGCTCGAGCCAAATACGAAGCATACCATTGAGCATCTCGGCATTATTAATCTCTACATTATCTGCCAGAGTAAACTGACGGGTAAATGCACGGCTTGCAATACCCATATGCAGATAATTCTCGACGTCCTTGCTACCCTGAGCTGTATTACCCTTGATAACCAGCTTATTATCCTCAAGTGTAATCTCAACGTCCTGCCTGCCAAAACCGGCAACAGCCATTTCGATGACATATGTATTCTCATCGGTCTTCTTGAGATTAAAGGGAGGATATGCCTGGGCGGCGGTATTAGCTAGCCATTCAGCATTAGCTTGAAGGCCCTTTGCAATGCGATCAGCTCCTACAAAGAAGCGGTCAAAATTAGAAGGGTCGAAACTATAGGTCTTCCAAAGTGAAGTCATGTGCTTTCTCCTTATTAAGCGAGATAGGTTGTTATGTGGCCCATTAGGCGCCACGGTTTATATATATCATTAGTAGTGCAAAAAGTCAACCAATCAATGAAACTTTTTGCGCATACATTCTCTAGAAGTAACCAATACCATATTAGTAGAAGTATTCAACAAATATACTGGTGTAAGACTAGCTTCTTTATAAATGCTACCTTCATTGAGAAGTAATGTAAAGCTATTGGAAGCTTCGGCATCTTTTACATATGCGGCGGCATTTTTAATTACTTTCTCTGGTATTATTTGATACATTTTAACCTCTTCCAAAGGTGTAGCATGTTAGGTTTATTCGGTCTAAACAAAGTCATATTGTATGTAATAGGCGCATTACTCCTTACAGGAGCTATTGCCACTACATACTATGTATGGAAGCGTGATATTGAACATACTGCTGTGCTTGAGTTTAATAGACAGCAGCTTGAACAAAATGTACGCGACCAAGCAGAGTTTATACGAAGACAGGAAGAGTTAGCTGACCAACAAAGACGGGCCGCAATGGAATTAGCCGAACAGGGTCGTAGATTACAAGGTAGAGTTAATTCCATCAATCAGATGATTAATCAAGCTGAAGATGGTCCGGTCCCTAATGTGATTAGGCAGACTATAGAAAGGCTGAAAGAGGAATCTTCAAGATGAAGAAACTATTAATAGCTGCTCTACTATTAGCAGGTTGTTCTCAAGAGCCTCAGCTAACAACCACTCGTGTTACTGTGGTAACACCCGACGAGAGTATGTATACGTGCCAGAGATTTAGTAACTGGCCAGACACCACTAGATTAACTGCAGTGCAGGTATCTAGGACTATTGTGGAGCTATATGCACTAAATGAACAGTGCTATAGCTCACAGCAGGCTCTTCGTAGGTTTCTAGACGAGGCTAAAACTACCGCTCAATAGCGCCTATGGTAGTAGTAATGCGGCCTGGTATACGGACGCCATACCGGAGCCGGTGCATAGTATACCGGCGGCCTATAGACTGGAGCCGGGGCATAATACACCGGTGGACGATAGACCACAGGCTGTTGGTATTCCACCATAACACAGCCTTGTAGCCCCATTAGAGCTGCACCCAAGATCAAGAAGCGCTTCAAGACACGGGCTCCACAATCTCAATCAAGGGCTTGCCAACCATGTTCAGATTGGTGGTGGCAATGGTACGCGTGAAGGTGACGGCCTCGCTGAACGTATCAAACTTACGAGTGCGTTGCATCAGCTGTCCGTACGTCTTGGTACCGAGCTTGCGGTTGACTTCATTGTAAGTGCACTTGTACGCGTTCATCGGGTATATCTCCTCATGTCACGATGCCGTAGAACTATATATCATCCACGACGCATATTTGCAGAGTCCTTAGCCGATTCTTTAGTAAAGATCGGTTGCAGACAGCTCTTATGCATCACGGCAATACCAATAAGGTTCTTACCGGTATACTGCTTCTCTTCCTTCTTAGCACCAGTAGTTCCGGTAGACTGAAAGCTACCCTCGGCCGGCTTTTCAACTGGAGTAGAGAACAGCTTCTTAAGCTTACCACGCTTCTGAGCCTGCAACTGGGTAGGATGCACGCCATTGCGCTTGAGCCAAGCCTCATGTTCCATCTTGGCCTGCTCTTGCTTGGCAGTCAGCTTACACTTGCCGGAACCATTGGTATTATACATCGGACCAAGCAGTTGCATATCTTACATCCATCCTTTGTTGTGTCATTGCTGATTATACCCTAGAACAGGTGGTATGTCAACCGTTCATTTATTACAAATGATTAATCTACATCCTCTGTGTCCCACCACCTAGTTCGGTGAGCCCAATATTCTCGGTATTGTGTACACATCGGCGAATCATAAAATGCCAATGCTTGCTCTGCAGTCTCGAAGAGACGATTCATATTATAATTAGCACCGACACCAAAATCTGCCAAATAAATCCTATCGTGAAACGAGTCACCACTACTAGTAAATGCCGTGGTATCTACATATTGTCCAATATCATTGGTAATAACTGGACCGGCAATAACAAGCCTAGTGGCTGTACGAGTCACGTGACCGTAAATGCGCCACAGCTCACGACCAATGATCAGCTGATTAGCCGAAGTAATCATTCCGTTCATTAGATGGACTTCCTCAAATTAATTTCGATATCGGTTTTGTGGGAGTAAGAGATACCCCACTTGAAGCAATAGTAGCCGGCATCATCAGCCGCATCCATAGCGGCCATGTCCCAGCGCAGGGCCGTAGCATAGTTGATGCCATTGTCGGCCATCAGCTGAGCCAGATGGGCAGACCAGCGCTCATGGGCAAGGTCTTCCATGAGCCGTTCACGCTCATATTCTTCTTTCGCAAGCCGTACAAGCCGATCCCACTCGGCTTGCTTTGCAAAGTCGGCCATTTCCGACCAGGCATCATAATAGGCGGCCGCCGGCCGATAACCGTAAGCCTCCTTATGGAGGTCAGAAAGGATAGACTCGTCGAAGGTGTAGGTCATGTCATGTCCCTTTTTGATGAGACCATTATACCAGGTTAGACGATAGCTGTCAACGGTAGTTTTATTACAAATTTGTAATCCGGTATGCAAACCGATTAGACAATCTACTCCATCACTTCTTCCCGGCCGTCGGCAAATACCATAATAATCTTAACCGGAGCATCAGCAGCGCGAGCCTCACATTCCTCCGCCCGCTTTATATAAGCCGCCGCTTCTTTCATCCGCTCGGCCCTAGAATGCATACGGCTGCTAGTCCAATCCTGAGCATACGAGCGCCACATTATTGCTGCAGTCATCCACTCACGCTGGAGCATCAGAGCCGTAGGATTCTGAATGGTCATGCCATGTTCCCTTTTGATGAGACCATTATACCAGGTTGGAGGGTGACTGTCAACGGTAGTTTTATTACAAATTTGTAATCCGGTATACAATATTAGAAGATGCATGCATTCATGCGTGTTTCAATTTCATGCCATTCGTCAAGAATTTCACACATCTCTTCATAAGTAATTTCGCGAGGGGCCCAATATGGCGTATTATCGGAAGACATTACGCTATAACCACCGGTTTGTTCATAAAACCGGCCATCCTTTTCTAGGATATAAATCCATCCCCATTCTTCATAATCAGACCATTCAGCGTGCCAAATAGGCATATAGTCAGTGTCATATGCCTCACCAAAGAGGTCTGCCAATTCGTTACACCAACCTAGCTGTTCGTAAAGCATATCTGGTTCCCTTTTGATGAGACCATTATACCAGGATCAGCAGGCCAAGTCAACCGAAGTTTTATTACAAATTTGTAATCTTGATCGGATTGCGGCCCTTAAATCCATCAATATTGCGTATAACAAATTCACGCTTATCTTTAGTGAGCGCCAAACTGATAACCAAACCTTCATAAAATCCAATTAATTTAGCATATTGCACACGCCTTTCATCCGGATCCGTGGAATTCAATGCATAATCAAATAGCTCATGCATTGAAGCCATAACATCAACAGTGCTAAAATCAGGCATTGCAATCCCCAATTTATTTGCTATATTCGCCACAAACTTCATGCGGCATAGTTTCAGGCCAGACAGTTTTACCGTCTGGATTGCTTTCTGAATAGATTACATGCGGAGGATAGCGTCGACATCGGCCGATTCTATCATCAGACCACTTTCGGAAGAATCTGCAACTAGAGCACGTTCCAGTCATAATCTTCTCCTATTTCTCGGGTTACATCAGCCCGAGAATAACACCCAGAGGTGCAAAGAAGATACCGACAGCTCGAAGAACCGCCATCACAAGATTCGGATCGGTTGCCTGCGCCAGGCCGAACAGCTTTACAATGTTTGCACACCAGCTGATAAAGCATGCCAAACCAAAAACGAACAGAAAAAGAATACCGATAATACCAATGTCAGTGCGGTTGTACATGATATATTTTCCTTTATAAGAGGGTTGTATGTTAAGTAAGGTTGTAGATTAAGACTTATGCCAAACCCACTTAGCATCTTCAGTAAATCTGTGAAGATACCAGTGAAC